ACCTGCGAAGGGAGATTAAAGAACTTAAGGCAATAAACAAGGAGATGTACGAGGCGTTGGAACTTGCATATAAAAATTGTTTAGGCAGGTATGGGATTAGTAAAGATTCCAATGAGTGCGTTTTATATGTCAATAAGGAATGCATGATTGCAAGGGCTCTCCGCAAGGCACGAGGAGAGACGGAATGACCCACACTTGCGAGAACTGCCATCACTCAATCTGGGACAGGGAAGGCTGTTACTGCAATCGAGTTATTGCCGATATGCACAAGGTAAATGAAAACGACATGTGCGACAAATGGGAGGAGGAAAAAGAATATTGCTGATAATGTTTATTCTGACCCTGAGCCTTGTAACGCTGATTTTAAGCGTGATAAAGATGTGTGGATTGCTTAGCGGTATTACATGGACAATACTGTTTGCTCCGTTAGGGAGTGTTTATCTGGCACTGGCTACAGCACTTATTATTGCGGTTATTGTTGATAGGTGTGGAAGATGACCACATGCGCCACGTTATTGTGAAGAAGGCTGGAATGAGGAGTTGGAGGAGGTAGAGTGATGAGGGCTATAGAATTTGATTTCAGGCATGAAGATTCATGCCCTGTTTGTGGCAAGATGCCAGAGATGTTGTTTAACAGTCAGAATAATTTACAGAATGGTCTTGCATTTCGGATCGTTTGTAGGCACTGTAATCTAACAACAAAATACAAGAAAACTAAGGCAGATGTTATTTCTGCCTGGAGAAGTAGAGACCTTTTCTCTATGAAGCAGGAAAAACGATGAGTAATTTCTGCCACCTGCACGTTCACAATGAATATTCTATGCTTGATGGGCTGGGCTCTGCTGCTGCCATGGTAGAGAGAGCAAAAGAGCTTGGCATGACCCATCTAGCTCTAACCAACCATGGCAATATTGATGGCTGCATAAGGTTTCAGAATGCTTGTGTTGCGGGAGGTATAACTCCCATCTTTGGCTTTGAAGGTTATATCGTGGAAAACATAGCAGAACACCCTAAAGGAGAAAAACGCTGTCATATAGTAATATGGGCTAAAAATGAAACAGGTTGGATAAATATTTGTAAAATGTTGTCTATAGCCTACTTGGAAGGGCATCACTATAGACCTAGAATTTCCCCAAAGATACTTCTTGACCATCTTGATGGGCTTGCTATTTCTACAGCCTGTACAAGCTCTTTCCTTGGCCAAGAATGGGGAGTGAAGTTATATGATGAATTGAGAGCAAGGGGGGTTGATTTGTTTTTGGAGATAATGCCCTTGCTTTTGGAGGAACAGAAGGATTTGAATAAAGTTTGTTTGGATTTGGCAAAGAGGGACAATATACCGATTATAGCAACAAACGATTGTCACTACATAAATGCAAAGGATTCAGAACTTCAAGAGGTTCTTTTGGCTATGCAATCTCACACAAAGTGGAAGGATCCAAACCGATGGAAGTTTTCTGTTGATGACCTTTATATGAAATCAAGGGAAGAGATGGAGGAATCCTTTAAAAAACAGGGAACTGTCCCTAAAGAGATTTATGAAAAAGCCTTGGATAATACAATGCTTGTAGCAGAACTTTGTGGTAATTTTCTCATTCCAGAAAGACCTGTTGACCTTCCGTTGCCAAGAGAAGTTAGGGACAAAGACCCAAACAAATTTATAAAAGACCTTTGCAAGAAAGCTCTTAAAGAAAAGATAAAAAACGATCCAATAAAAAATTTAAGGTACTCAGAATATGTGGACAGATATATGGAAGAAATTGACCTTATAACCAAACAGGGTTTTGTTGTTTATTTCCTTATTGTGTGGGAGCTTATCAATTGGTGTCGTAGCACAGATATAATGGTTGGGCCAGGAAGGGGAAGTAGCGGAGGCTCTCTTGTCTGTTATCTCCTTAATATAACAACAGTAGACCCAATTGAACACAGTTTGTTGTTTGCTAGGTTCATAAGTCCAGCACGCATTGACCTTCCTGATATTGACATGGACTTTGAGGATAGAAGAAGGGGAGAGATAAGAACCCACCTTGAAGAAGTCTATGGGGTTAACAATGTGGCAGGGGTTTCAACCTATTCCTCTATGAAGGGTAGAGGGGCTTTGAGAGATGTTTCTAGGGTGTTTGATGTACCTATGATGGAAGTTGGAAAAGCAGCAAGCTGTATTGTTGTACGTTCAGGGGGTGACTTTCGCTCTGACTTTACCATTGAAGATGCTTTCAATACTTTTGAAGATGGCATCAAATTTAAGCAGAAATATCCGAAGGAAACCCAAATTGCAATAGATATAGAAGGTCAGGTAAAGGGCAGAGGTCAGCATGCTGCTGCTATGCTTATTTGTAAAGAAGATTTAAGAGATGGAATAAGAGGCAATTTGCTTTATGCTAAGGATAAAAGAACAGTAATTAATTGGGATAAGCACGATGTTGAACACGTTGGACTTATGAAATTGGATTGTCTTGGTCTTAATGCCTTGACGATCCTCAATGAAGCAAGAAAGCTGGCAAAAAAGAACAAGGGTGTAGATATCAACTTTGAAAAGATTCCGATTGATGATCCAGAGTGCTATAAAGCCTTTTCTGAAGGGAACAACATAGGTTGTTTTCAGGTTGGCTCTCTTGGATTAAGAAGGTTGTGTGTACAGCTTGGAATAGATAATTTTCAGATGCTTGTGCATGCTACATCCCTTCATAGACCTGGAACGCTAAGGTCTGGCATGGTGGAAGAATTTGTTTTGAGAAAAAGGAAAGAGAAGGAATGGAACTATGTGCACCCTGCTTTGGAGGCTATAACCAAGGATACCTTTGGAATCATCTTGTATCAGGAGCAGGTTATGAGATTTATGTATGACTTGGGAGGTCTTGGCTGGAGAACTGCTGACACAGTCCGTAAGGTTATATCCAAGAGCCAAGGTGCTGAACAGTTTATGAAGTTCAAGGATTTGTTTGTTCAGGGCTGTATAGACAGAGGAACTTTGGACAAGGATACAGCAGAACAGTTATGGAATGAGCTTTCTTCTTTTGGGTCTTATGGATTTAATCTTAGTCACGCTGTTGAATATACCTACATAACCTATTGGGATATGTGGATGAAAATTCATTATCCTGAGGAGTTTATCTGTGCTGCTCTGACTTATGGTCCAGAAGATAAAAAAGAAGAAATTCTGGAAGAGGCATATAGGCTTGGGCTGAAAATAGAGTTTCCAAAGGTTGGATTTTCCAGTGCTGATTTGTGGTCAGTAAAGGACAAAGTTCTCTATATGCCTTTTTGTGCTATCAAAGGTATAGGGGAAGTTACAGCAAAGCAGTGCCAAAAGTATGGTGAAATTATCAACAAAGGTCAAGGATTTTTTGATACAAAGAAAAACAAAGACCTTGGGACAAAGACCAAGAATTTATTAGAACAGATCCACGCATTTGATAAAAATAGGGTTTTGACAGAAGAGGAAATGGATGATTTGTCGGATTTTTTCTCTATGCCCATCATAAGAGATCCAAGCCGAAAATACAAAAAGGTTATGGAAAAAATATCAGACTTTGTGGAAATATCTCAGCTTGGAGATATAGATTGGACTTCAAGACCTGACGACAAAGTTCGTTATTATTTCGGAAGAATGACAGAAATAAGGTTTGGCTATAAAGAAAAGGTTGCCACGCTATCAAGTGATAAACACTCAGATAATCTGGGCGGTGTTTATGGCAACATGAAAGATGATACTGATTTTGTTATGGTCATCTTCATCGGAGAACTTTACAACAGAAGGAAAGATGATATTGAGCATTGCTCTGGGCAATATCTCCTTGTCAAGACAAAAAGAGCCAGAAACAACCTTCTCTGTAGTGAGGTGTGGTTTCAGGATCAGATATTGGCAGGTGACCTTGAAGGGCTTCCTACTCACCTTAAGAATAGGCTTATGGAATACTCTGATTATCTTAAAGGGGATATACAAACCTGTGAAAGATGTGGGCTTTCTATTAGTTGTAAACAACCTATACCTTATACAGAGGGCAGAACAAATGCAATGATTATAGGAGAATATCCAGGCAGGAATGAAGCCAGGATAGGTCGTGCCTTTTCAGGGGAAGTTTATAACCACATGTGGGATAACCTTGGGTTGCAAGAAAAGCTATTCCACTGTACCAATGTTGTTAAGTGTAGTGCTTCTAATCCAAAGGATATAGACAAGAAAAGTATCAAGGCTTGTAGTGTTTGGTTAGATGCTGAAATTAAGGCTGTAAAGCCCTATATAATTTTAGCCTTTGGTAATATCGGCTTGCAGTACTTTAAGGGCTTATCTAGTGGGATAATGGAGTGGAATGGCAAGACTGAATGGAACGATAAGGTTGGGGCTTGGGTCTGCTATTGTATCTCCCCTGCTTCCTCTTATTTCCATCAGGAGAACTTACCTATGTTTAAGGAAGGACTTGATAATTTTGCAGAAAAATATATATCTTTAGGCAAAAAGAAATTTTAACGAAACAATACACAGCCTGTATAATATTATAGTAAGCTGTGGAGGTGAAGAGGGGTGAAAACTCTTGCTCAGAGTATAGCGGATGATATTGACCAGGAGATATTAAAACAGGCTATAGAAGAAATTCAAAAGAAAGCTAATATCGTGGAATTTTTGTTTAAGCAAGCATCGAAAGATGTTATCTGGAGGGAGGGTTTAAAATGAATATGAATTTTGAAGAAGATGTAAGGATTGATGAAAATGCACTTGATGTGGAATGGTTGGAACAACCTAGTTTGGTAATTAAATACGCCAGATTTTCAGCTGATGCCAGAAAGATAGCAGACCTGGCAAAAGAACGCCTTGACATACGGACAGCTGAACTTGACAGAGATATAAGAGCCTTTCCAGAGAATTATGGTTTGCAGAAGATAACAGAAAGTGTTGTAGCTAACACAATCATTCTACAGCCAGCTTGGAAAGATGCAAACGAAGCTTATATT